TCACATAACAGTGTTTTATCGTCATCAATTACAGCAATCCTAAGCATTTCATTTACCCCTTTTTCTTTTTATCATACCACACCCTTCTTCAAAAAGCAAGTAGCTATAAATGAGCATCCCAACACCGTTTTCGTGAAAATGCACAAAAGTGGTTAAGCAATATTCTCCAAAAGGGCAGACTTATCCCCACCGTTTTGAGCATAGTCAAAAATGAAAGAGATCTGCTCTCTTCGAATCGTTTGGGACAGCAAATGATATCCTTCCGAGAAATTGTACCGTTTTGATTCGAAGCAAGCGATCATGTAAGCAAGAGATGCAATGAGCCAGAAGTGTTTGATTCCATTTGCGGATCGAATCTGATACTTATCAACAGCAAGCTTCATCTTGCAATCACGGAAATAGACTTCAATCTCCCAACGTACAACATACAAATCCAGAATTTCTTCATCCGAAAGAGCTGCATTTGTGCTGATGAATGCACGCAGAGCTTTCTCTTTACCGAACGACTTTGCCGGATAAGATAACAAAACAACTGCATTTTCAATTCCGTTCAAATTGCCTTCCTATCGGTAAACGTAGTACGTTCGCCCTTTCACGGTCACGAGGTGAAAGAGTTCCCTGCACTTTGCTTCTATCAGTTTTCCGGCAAATTCACAGACATTCATTTTTGTGCCGTATGGATATCGGATATGATTCGTCTTCAAAGCTCCGACAGTGTGAAAGCCTTTGCAAATGAACGCATTTACGACCTTTTCGCATACATACCAACTGTCACAAAGAAGATATGACGATGTCGGAGCCGTTGGAAGTTCTTCCGCAATTTGCTTTACAATATCGATTTTGGAAACCGATTTATCATACATAATCATTGTGTAATTCAGCGTAATCCCATTACAGGAAAGCAGAACGCCTACCGCCTGATGACCATAATCCTGTTTTCTTTTCAAATGTGAAAAGTGAAAATTTGCTGCTTCCATTGGATGGATTGCCTTTGATGATGGTTTTGTCTTGGATGCAATCGTATCATCAACGATGCAAAGAATCGGTTTTCCACTGCGTTCGGCTTCCTCATAAATTGTGTGGATTACCAGCTCCTTCATTGCCTTTTCCAGCGATGATGCATTCCATTGATCGTTATGCAAAAAACGAGAGATACTGGTACGATGCTTGTCACTGCACTTCTCCATATCAACTGTTTTTCCATGGTATCCTGTACTAAATATCGTAAGCATGATCGTATTGATGTATTCCATCGCATAGGGCGAAATGGTTTCCGTCAATTTTTTTGCTTCCAATCTCTTGCAAATTTCTTCAGAATAGTGTATACTTGTTTTCATAGGGCAACACTCCTTTGAGTTAATGTATGGTCACAAGTACATTATAACTCTTTTTGGGACTGTTGTCCTATCTTTTTGTGCATTTTTTAGGGATGCTCATTTATAGTTGGAAAAATATATGTACAATTAAATTAGTACATTAGAGGTCTTTATTATGGCGTTTGTAAACAAAAAGTTATCAATTTCTGAGAAGAAAAAGATATCAGATATGAAGATAAAAAATCCCTACGGAAGCTATAGGGATATAATGGAAGGAATCACACCTTCATATATCACAATAGACAATAGCAGTAATATGTGGTTAGCTCATTGTTATACACACAAGGAAACTTTAGAATGTATTGAAGAATTTATATTTATGTATAATGGACAACCAATTCCTGTTCAAGCTAAAAAAAGAATTAATGGCAAGAATGTCATTTGGGAAATCAGTCGTATTGATATTTCAGTAAACATGATAGTAGAAGATCATAAATTGATTAATTCCCTAGTAGCAGCGTTTAAAGTGTATAATACGACAGGATGGCCAGAGGAAAATAACGAAGCGGTAAGTGTTATTTGTGATCTGGGAAAGGAAGATGAGGTATAATGCTTATAGCAATCCAATAAATTATTGCACATAATTACACGAATGAAACCACCCTATGCAGTCCTTAGGACGAATTGTTAAAAAACCTTTTGAAATAGCGTAACCGCCAACCAGACCAGCGGGCAAAAAAATGAGTCGAGATCAACCTTGGCTCAAATCCCGTATTCGATTCATCACAATGAATTGCAGTGAGTTACTGTGAATTACTGTGCGGTGAAATACTGCCAGTTACTATGAAATACTGTGGATGAGAAGCTGTCACTTAACCTCAGCCATGTTTTCAACGATCTGATGATATGTTCTGTGGCAGGTTTCAGGCAGAGTAGCACTCCACGGCATGATGCTGTCAAGCTGTTCTTCTGAAGGTGTTTTGCCCCATGAAGGGAGAACAAGCATCAGATAGGAGAGATAACCAAACACATTCAGTCCGTTTCGCTTGGCTGTTTCGATCACGCTCATGAAGAGAGCACTCGCATCTGCACCCTTATCCGTCGCAGAAAAGAGAAAATTCTTACGGTCGATCACAAAAGGCTTAACGGTGCGTTCTGCAAGATTATTTGTCATTTCCACTTCGGGATGATCTAAAAACAAAAGGCAACGTTAGGGTGTGGTTGGCGGTTGCACCCTAAGTGTTCATCCAGCTCTGCCTCAAGCATTTCCTGTATCGTGCCGTCCATCAGATCCCTGAGAGCATCCTCAATATCTTTTGCTGTCCTGATATCATACTCCTCGATCAGCTCTGCGATGATATTCTTCTTCCCCTCGCTCATTGGTTCTCTTTTTCTTCTTGCCATAAAAAATCAGCCTCCTGTGTTATTTCTATTTTACCACAGTTGACTGACTTTTTACAGACTTTTTTTCAGAGGGTCACGCTGAAAAATACTTGACCAAGTTGTTCTCAAAACCGAATGGCACAATTCTTTTGCCATGGAAAAACTAATACGCTCTTAACCTCGCTGTGTTTTTCGGCGAGGTCTTTTTCTGCTGTAAATAAACGCGGGTTATTTTACGCTTACCAAACAACTCGATTTTTAAATGATACACATTTTTGTTATTTATTCGGAATTAAAACAACAAGGCAGCAAAACATATTGCTTTCTTCATAAAAATCGCAATGACCGTTATACTTTTTTGCAATATCACGAATAATTTTAATGCCATACCCATGAGAATCAAATTTCGTCTTAGTCGTATGTAGTTTCGGATTTTCTTTCAGAACAGACTGGTCAATGGAATTTTTGATAAGAAAAGTATATTTTTCTGACTCGGAGATGATTTTCAGATTTATCTGCTTAGCATTCAGTTTTATGTTTGCAGTTGCAGTAATAGCATTTTCAAGCATATTAGATAACAGTCTGCATAAGTCTATGTCATCAATGCCGGTAAATTCATTTATGGATAAGCAAGTTGCATCTATTCCGAATGATTTGGCAATTGTCAGTTTAGAATTTATTATTGCATTGACTGTATTATTTTGAGTGTTTACAAATATAATATGGTCGTCGGCAATATCAATCATTTGTCTTATATATTTTCGTGCATTCTGAATATCGTTTAATTCAAGATAATTGTCAATAACATAATAGACGTCTTTTGTATCATGCCTGAGTTTTCTGATAAGCTGGTATTCGATATCTGCATTTTCAATGTATTGTTTATTGTAGGTTAAAAGCAACTTCAATTTTTCATTTTCAATTTCACTATTATTTTTATTTTTTAAATCTGCGGTAATATATAATGTAACTATATTTATGAGTATTACACATATGAGGATTACGGTGAAAAGTTGCCTGTTTCGCTTATTGCTCTGTTCAAATTCAACAAGATACAAAATAAGAACTATAACTATGCTTAGAATTAACGTGATTGATATTAAAACTGCTTCTGTACCTGTAAGACAAGATTCTCCTTTCATATCGTGCTTGAAAATCTTTATTGAAAAATAATAAAAATAAAAAATCAAAAATTGCGTAAGGATAATGCCTAATAGTCTTATCACACTATTTTCAATAAGTATTTGTTCAATTGGTATATTAAATAGTGTGGATGTAAGCCAAGCCACCGCAACACCGCTTAATAAAAGCACAATCAAAGAATATATCGACACAAACAATTTGTTATATACATTGCCTTTCAAGCAAAATACAGAATAAGCAAAAATCAAAGCACCATAAAATGCAGCATATATATGTTCAAAAAAAGTAATATGATTACATATGGATATTGTTAAAGCAAGAAGAAGAGAAAAAGGCAATCCAAAATTTTTTATAAATTTATCAGAATATTTGCCGCTGAGATACTTAAATGAAAAATACATTGCTACAATGCCTTGATAAATGTTTATTAAAATTTCAAAAAGATTCCATGCTACATTTTTCATAACGTTTTCCTCAGATAAAGAATATATTTCATATTCAGACTTTCTTTGTAACTATTACTAAGTGACAGTGTAGTTTGCCCGCTATTACCTTGTATATGAATTTTACCAACTTTTGTATCTATACTAAGAATGAATTTTAGATTAATAATTATACTTCGATGTATCCTTGCGAAATCATATTCTTCAAGACAACTTTCAATAGCATTTATTGAACCACGAATTTTTATCGGCTTATCATGATTTTGAAGGTAGTAATATAGATAATGGCGATCACTTTTTATGTAAATTATATTGCGGTAGTACGCTATGATTTTGCCTGAAAATTCGTCCTCAAGAACGATAATCTCATTTTGTTTCATATTTGACATCAGCTTTTTTATTACGTCATTTAATGTGCTTTTAAATAGTTCAATTGGACTTTTTCTTATAAAGTTAAATGGCTGAAAATCAAAACTTTTATAAACCAAATCAGAATGACTTGAAATAAATATCAGGAAACAATTAGAAAATGATTTTCTGAGTGATTTAGCTATGTCAAATCCTGTGATTTTAGGCATATCTATATCAAGAAATAGCACATCGAATTTTTCTCTATTATTAGCAGTTAACAAGAGTTGTCCGTTATCAAATGAACTTATGCTAATATCAGTTGTATATTGTCTAAATCCGTTGTCAATATATTTTTCAAGCTGCACTAATGTGCTTTTATTGTCATCACATATAGCTATCCGAATCAAGTTGCATCACCTCTTTAATAAGGGTAACATATACAAGGAAAATTGTCAATATCGTTTTATATGTTTGTTTTGCACGGCAACAGCATTTACTTTTTCTGAAAAAATGTGTAAAATAGAAGTTTGAAAAATAATCTTCACCCTATGTAAACCGGATTCATTGTCTGCTTAAAATGTTCTTAAATGCACATAGCGGGTTTAGTCGAGATGATTTGCAGAATTATCTTAACTTGTATTCATTCGTGATCAACCCACCATCTGACCATCTTGAAAAGGTCGAGAAAATCATTAAAATGGTTTTTGAAAATCCCAAATCACTCAAGTATAGAGAGCAATTTGCCGAAATTACGTGATTTTATACACCGTATGCAAGTCGGGATTTTAACAGAATTAAAATTACCGGCAGGACGAACAAAGCTGTATTAATAATATAAGCTGATGTTCGGCTTTTGCAAAGTGAAGATATACCTGCAATTGAAACCGAACATATTATAGAGCCGATTATATGAATGAAAAGGAAAAACAAAATAAAACCACATACAGAAATGGATATATCTAAATTTGAAAATTGCTGAATACTTTGAATCGGTGCGGATAGTCCCTGCGTTCCGTACTTTTTCAGAATATTGAAAATATATGGAAAAAAGAACAGCGTTGCCGAAAAAATCCCGCATAAAATACCATATAAAAATAAATCTCTATAATAACCGGTTTTGCCACTTTTCGTTGAAAATATCACTTTAACCATATCTGTTTTTTTGTCCGCAGCTCCAATTGGCGAAAGTATAAGGACCGAGAAAATCATCATAAACAAAATAAAAAACATTTTTTCATTGCTGCCGGCATATTGAAACAATCGTTCATAACCTGTATCGTAAAAAATTTTTCCATTACATTCATTTTCTTGTATGGATTTTACACGCAATTTCAGACGTTCAAAAGCAACACGGTCATTTAGTTCATCACTAAGTAAATTTAATTGATATGTGTTTATATTTTCTGATGATTGAATTTTCTCAATTTCTTTTTCAATTTCATTATATTGTTTTTCTTTTTCTGTAAAGAAATTCAAAGTTTCAGTCGTGATTTCACCGCTTAACTCTGTTGTGAAATTTTCATAATAAATATCATCATTACTGTATTGCCTTGAAAATGAAGCCGAAAACACTGCCGCCGCAAATAGTGCTGTTAATACCAAAATAACACCTTTATTCAATATCAATGAACGATAACAAACATAAAAAAATCTTCCATGCGCCTTGATTTTTTTCTCGTGGAACACTTTCAAACGAACTGATTGATATTGAACGTGATTAAGTTTCTCTACTGCAAATATACAGCATAAAATTGCTGATACAATTGTAATTACAATTATAATTATCATAGAAATTTTCAGAGATACAGGATAGCCAAACAAGTTGACATTTTGGTATGTACCGAGAATTTCAGCAGTCTGTGTGAATTTTATAGGATTCCAATCGTGAAAAAGTTGAAATACCGAATTTTGCGGTATCAATCTGTAACATAAAAATGCAATTGTACATACTGCTCCGGATATACCGTAAATCATCAGATTATTTCTTGAAACAGTACAAATCAGGCTGAATATCATTGCAAACAACAGATACGAAGCAATTTTCAATATAAAAAACAGCAACAGAAATTCTCCAACAGATACGGCTAAATTACACTGATAAAAGCCGAATACCGATTGAATGGGACGCTGTAATTCTCCAATTCCGTATAATGCACCGCCTATCACCAGATTTTCCGCAAACAGCATTACGGCAACAAAAGAAGCAAATAATGAAACAGCAAAAAGCTTGCTTAAAATCAAGGAACTTCTCCCTTTCGGCATAGACGATAAAAGAAAAGTTATGCCGTGTTCACGGTCTTTAAGAATAATTCCGCATACAGCAAGAAACACCAAAAATATTCCCATAAAGTCTGTAATCGGACTTGTAAATGTATTCTCCAGACCAAATGAAGCAGCGAGCGGCAATGGCTCTGCCGGTAAATTTTCATATGCCGATGGTGTTTTTTGTATATTACGATAAGAAAAGGTATCACTGTCACCCCATATGGAAACGGCAGACATATTATTTGTCTGTTCTTTTATGCTGTTTAAATATTCGGGATAATTTTCACATTCCTTTGAGAGTTCCGACATATCATAAACAAGCATCATTGGAAACTCTATATATTCCCCGTTATTTTGACGTTCTAACATTTCATTGGTATAATCCTGTATCTCTTCTAAAGACATATCCTTTGTTTCTGAAAAGAAAGAACGGTAAGATTCCGGCGTGTAATAACGGTCATTTATACGGTCAATTTGAACATATCCGTTTATGGCAAACAAGCAGACAAATATAATCCAAAAAATCCGAAATGACATCATTTTTTTGCATTCGCATAAAAAAATTTTCATTTGCCGCCTCCGTAATACTGCATATAGAGATTTTCCAAAGTCGGTTTCGCATCTGTTACCTGTTCTGTTAATTGGGAAACAGTTCCATGAGTCAGTATTTCACCCGAACGCATCATCAGAATTTCCTTTGCTATTGTTTCAATATCAGAAACGATATGAGTTGAAATAATAATGATTTTATTTTCTGAAAGCTGTTCTATCAGCCTACGGATAATCACTCTTTGTTTTGGGTCAAGTCCTGCAGTAGGTTCGTCCAGTATTAATAAATCGGGATTGCCCAAAATTGCACTCGCTATCAAAAGTCTTTGTTTCATTCCGCCTGAAAAGCCGCCGATTTTCTTGTCTGCACAGTCGGAAAGTTCCACTTGTTCCAGTACTTTTTCAATTTCGGTCGGCACGGTTTTTCTTGAAATACCCTTTAATGCAGAGATGTATCCGAGAAAATTCACCGCAGTCATATTACTGTACAATTCCTGCTGCTGCGGCATAAATCCAAGATGTTCACGGTAAGACTTGCCCAATTGATGTATCGGTTTGCCGTTCCAGTTAATTGAGCCACCGCCTTTATCCGGATGTAATATTCCTGTAATCAGGTGCATCAGCGTTGATTTTCCTGCACCATTTGGACCGAGCAAACCATAAATACCATTTGTAAAAGTAAATGAAAAATTTTTCAGAGCGTGTTTTCTGCCATAATGCTTATTCAGCTTTATCAGTTCCAAACTGTTCATTTCGCTCCTCCGATGAAATCCTGTTCGGATACTCTGTCAAATTTCACTTCATTGTTTTCCACATAACGCACCACATATTGATTGTCTACAAAATCCATAATCATAGCATCTTTATCAGCGTATTTGTCAGAGATAGAAAATTCTTCATCGGTTTTGACATCAAAACCTTGATTGATAGAGCCTTTCCAAAGCTTGTTATTTACAAAGGTAAAATCGTAAGTTTCGTTGTCATACATATTTTCCACAGCGGTTTTTTCACCGTCTTCATCTAAAATGAAGAATTTTTCATTTTCTTCATAAATATAGTGATTCTCACCGATACACCAAGCATACGGCAAATCACTGACTGTAATTTCACCGGTTTTTAAATCAAGGCACTTGTTTTCGATTATCCATGGAATGTCATTTCTCGGACTGCCGTTTTCTACCCAATCTGTATTCAGATAATCAATTATTATCTGTGGGTCTTTTACATAGCGATAATACAGATAAAGTTTATCATGATATATACCTTCCATTTTTACTTCTGACCAAAGCGATGCTCCATAACTCCAGTTGTATTTTGCTGTAGGTGCGTCATTTATCAAACCATAATTTTGCACCTCAGCAGAATCCAGATTTATGGAATACAGGTATTGTTCTCCACTTCTGCTGAAGCCGCCCCATGTTCCATCGGTTTCATCTTGATAAATTTCTTTGCTTCCGATAATGTACATCGTATCATTTACAATTGCCAAATCGATTTGATTTTGCATATACACGCCGTCTATTTCGGCAAATGTTTCAGTAAGTCCTGTATCAAGTCTTGCCCGCATACATTTTGTATGCATATCAGCAGTCTGAGATTTACCGTCTTGACTGTCAACGATTTCATAATTTGATGCAAACCAATATACATAGTCGTGATAAATCACAGGTACCATAAAAGAACCTGCACATAAGTTTGACACACATGAAGAATCGGAGTGCGTACAATTGGGTTTGTTGCAAAGGGGCACGCCGTTCATGGTTTCATAATCCAAGAAACAAGCCTGCGTTCCGGATGCGTTCGGTACGGTGTAAAGCAAACCATTTTCATACACATTATAGCTCATATCATAATAAGCAGCATCTTTTGTTTTGATGTGGTACTTTTCTTCTTTCGATTGACAAGCGGTTGAATTGATTACAGCAGCAACTGTAATTATTACAGCAAAAATTTTCTTTCTGTTCATAACATCACTTCCTTAAAGGCTTTGTCACTTATAAAACGATTCAAATTTTGATTTTACTGCATAATTTTTTGACTCTGAACTTGATGATTAAAGTGAAAGGGGCAATTCTTAAGCTAATTGCCCCTTTTGACTTATTTAATTCAAAACTTGTTCTCATAAAAGTTAATGCTTGTATTTTCAAAAAATTTTATACTTACTGCGTAAAAAATTGAAATACGGGAGTATTTTTACATTTTTCCTTGTGCTCATGAAAATTTGATTAAAAAATCCAAACATCATTTCAATGAGAATAAGTTCTCAATTTTCTAAATACACTTAATAAGATATGTTGGTAGAATAACCACCTGCGGTATGATATGAGCTTGCTCTTGTTCCTGAGCCACTTGCACTATTTTTGGCATTTGCATAACCGTAGCCAGAACCGTATTTAGTAGTTCCATGGTAAGTTACAGAAACAGTACAATCTTTACCAGAACATGTTGTTGTTCCATATGCATAACTACTGTCAGCATATAAAGTTGCTTTAGCACTGCTTCCGAAGGATTTTGTGATTGTCGGACTATAAGCACTTGCCGTCATGCTGACTGCTCCAACTGCAATTGCTGATACTGCCATAATAGAAGCAGCGATTTTTTTGAATGACTTTTTCATAAGTAATACCTCCTGCAAATATTTTTTTCAAATCACCATTGATTAAAATCATTCTTTCAGCATTTAACTGACTTAAACACCAATTGCAACAAGAATAAACATTAAAGGTGATAAAAGTATTCGAAGTCATTTCTTCGACTTATCGAGCTTTTTAGGCTCTTTTGGCTGATACATTCCCCAAGCTGATGCCGAACCACACGCCATGTTTGCCATTCTTTCGGCAATGCTCTTTATAGCATGGGCAGTTTTATTCTTTGCCTTTTTCATATCTCCACCTTCTTTCCAACTCTTGAAACGTTGCAATAATTACAAGAAATGATATTAAAATAAGAGTGTACAATAGTATAACTCCTATTTTGTACGAAAACATAATGAGGATTGCTCCAGTTATTCCATATAAAAAGCAAAGAATAACTGAAATAACTTTATGTATTTTTTTCTTTTCTTCTGTAATGACTTTATTTTTATTTTCAACCGGACATTCTGAAAAAAAGATTATACAGCTAAATATTATTATTAAAAACACAATATAGGATGTCACATATTGATTTGTAAATTTGTATACAATTAATAAAATTATAAATGAAACTGCAAATGAAAGATTACACAAAAAATATGTTTTTGCATGAAAGCCACCGGTAAACTGACGAAGCGGAATAAAGCAGGCAAGAAATACAATACTTTCAAGTGCGTTTCCGGACACAATGCCGATTATAATGATTAATAAGATATTTATTAACGACGATATTGTTATTTCAATCCCATATCTATAATAATCTTTTGTTTCTTCGTTATCATCAATGGCATTTGACGAAATAAGATAACTTAATATATGATTAGTTAGCTTCTTAATCATACCATTCTCCCCTTTTCTACAAGTATATAAGAAATTTTTATGCTTGTCTATAAATCTGGCACGAAATCGTATTTTTAGGCACGAAATTTTCAAGATGCAGTTAAGATGCAGTTTATAATGTCCCCCTTGTCAAGACACAAATGAAAGAAATTATCGTGACAGCGAAAACTTTGTATAGCCATCCAAAAAACGTAAGCAAAATTTATGCAGCATTGCATACAGACTTGGTTTGGTAAACCTGCACAGGCAACTTGTAGCCAAGCGCCTGATGGGGTCTTTCGTTGTTGTAATCCTTGATGTAACCACCAATCTGCTGGCGCAGCTCTCTGGGATTGCTGTATTCATTGATATAAATCAACTCCGTTTTCAAGCTGCGAAACCAGCGTTCAATTACCACATTATCCACCCATCTAGCTTTTTCGTCCATACTCTGGCGGATATTCTTCGCTTTCAGGAATTCAATATAGTCATTGCTTGTAAACTGGCTGCCCTGATCAGAATTGATAATTTCAGGATTGCCGTATTGTTCCATGGCATTTGTGACTGCTGCTAAAACCGGTGCAGTATCTAGCGTATCAGACAATTCATAGCCCACGATAAAACTGCTGTACCAATCAATAATCGCTGTCAGATACATATGGCTGCGCCCCATTTTGATATAGGTGATGTCAATTGACCATGCCTGATCTGGTCGGTCAATTTTTAGGGCAACACCGCATAATCACCACCTACAAGCAAAACCACCCAGCAAAATGCTGAGTGGTTAGAGAAATGTTCCATTTTCCATCGCAAAGGCGCACTGAATCAGACCGTCAGAGATTTTCTGGCAGCCAGATACAGATTCGCCAATGCGAACATCATATTCAATTTCGCAGTCTGTTTTCGCAGACCTCGGTATCGGGTCTTTCGATATCGAAAAATATTTTTTATGACTGCAAAGACATGCTCCACTTTACAACGGACAGATGATTTCTAATGTTCCTTTTTCTTAGCGGCATACTGACCACTCTTCGATAACTTTTTGATGGATGACGGACGTCTGTTGATCAGGTACTTGATCTTCTTCCCATTTTTGTTTTTCTTGATTGCTTCCGGTCTCTTATTTGCTCCGATATATCCGCTGTCACCATAGGCACGTTCTTCTTCTCCATGCAGCAATTCACTCATAACGGTAACATCATGTTCGTTTGCCGGAGTTGCCTTTACCGTGTGGACAAGACCGCTTTCTTCATCTACTCCGATATGTGCTTTATACCCGAAGTGCCATGTATTTCCCTTTTTCGCAGAATGTGCTTCCGGATCACGTTTCTTTTCCCGGTTCTTTGTGGATGAAGGTGATTCGATAAATGTGGAATCCACAATCGTTCCTTTTTTCAGGATGAGCTTTCGTTCCATCAGAATTTTCACAACAGCAGCAAATATTTTTTCCTGTAATCCATTGCGAGTCAGGATATTACGAAATCGTCCGATCGTATCACCGTTTGAGACTTCGCTCGGTGAGTTGATTCCACAAAAATTGGAGAATGCACGGCTGTCGATCACTTCGTTCATGACTGCCATGTCTGCGAGATTGTAGACATTCTGCAATATGAATATTCTCAGCATCAATTCCAATGGGTATGGTTTATTGCCAAGTTCTCCTTTGTAATAACTCGGCTGTATCAGTTCAACAAATGTTTCCCATGGAATAATTGCTTCAAGCTTCTCTAAAAATTCTTTTTTATTGGTTCTGGCTGCACCAAGTTCATCGTTGATTTCTGCCAGCGTCATTTGTCTTTCCATATATCTATTATATCATATTTTTGCTCGTTTGGCAATTGTGCGGTGTTGCCCTTGACAAATTACAGTATCCATTGTATACTGTAATTTGTCAAGGTTCTTTTTGAAAATCAGCCTGATGGAATGGAGCACAGCGCAATGGAATCAGGCTGATTTTCAGCGGCTCGCTCAGCCGAGCCTGTCGGGATACATGATTTCAAGCTCACCAAGAACTCTGCCCCAGTTTCTCAGCGGCATAGTCCATTTTTTCGCTATTTCATGAGTTGCCAGATACAAAGCCTTTAACAGCGCCGTATCGCTCGGAAATACGCTTCTCTGCTTGTTCAGACGGCGATAGCCGCTGTTGAGGCTTTCAATGGCGTTGGTGGTGTAAATGACCTTTCTGACCTCCGCTGAGAACTTGAAAATCGGTGAGATAACGTCCCAGTTCGTGTGCCAGCTCTTCATAGCGTTTGGATAATCTTTCTCCCACTTTTTTGTTACACGTTCAAGCTGCTTATAGCAATCCCACAAAATAGAGCCTGAGTTGACAAAGGGAGTATAATATAGACAGAGGTGGTAAAAAATGCTGCATAATGAAGCAAGAGAGTTACTGGTAGAAGCTTATGAAAAAACAGGTAAAGCAAAAGAAGTGGCAGAGTGCTTTTCAGTAGATACAAGTACGGTGTATCGTTTGAATCGGCAGAAGAAAGCCACCGGTTCCGTCAAGCTTAGAACAAATCAGCGAGGCAGGAAACCGTCTTTATCTCCTACGGATTTATCAAATATTGATAAGGCAATTCAAGAACAGCCTGATATTACAATAGACGAAATTATTGAAAAGCTGAATCTGCATGTGGCGAACGAAACTGTCCGCAAAGCAGTTATAAAAATGGGGTACATTTATAAATGGTTTCTGTCAATTTTTTTGCTTCCAATCTCTTGCAAATTTCTTCAGAATAGTGTATACTTGCTTTCATAGGACAACACTCCTTTGAGTTAATGTAGGTTACAAGTACATTATAACTCTTTTTGGGACTGTTGTCCTTATTTTTTGTGCATTTTTTAGGGATGCTCATTTATAGTTATTAAGCTCAATTTCAATCCCCAATGCACCGTACTTTTCCTGTTCCTCTTTCGAATAATAAGCGTCCATGTGGTCTGGAGCAGACGTTTCATCGGCAGAATAGCCGAGTTTTTCTTTCGGCAGCGAAGCATACATTTCCTTGAAAGACGAAAAATGATGCAGAGCAACAACTCGTGTAGTCAGCTTCTGTGATGTATCATCCATAAGAGTAAACTCAATATAGTCGCCAATTTGAACGTTCTGCCGCTTTTCATCATTTAGGCGAAGCTCTATCATTTTAAGTCCGTCCCCAATCTTGCGGAACGGCTCGGCTTTGAGCTTCATCCGATGAAGCACCACAGAGTTTTGTCCCGTTTCAAGGTAACGGAACAGGACGGGTGTAATCGCCGGATAAGTAAGCTCATTCGGCAGAGAATCAAAAGTCTGAACCTCTGCCATTTCGCTCTCAGGAATATTGCCTAATTCCCTGATTATTGCCTTGAACACTACACCATTCGCACCATGCCCAGTGTCCTCATTCCATGCCCTGTAGTCGCAGAGAGGCTCTATATCGAAGTCAATCGCACCGGATTTTTCATACAGCTCACGCTTTGCAGCATCAAGGGGCGTTTCACCATCCTCGATGTGACCACCTTGCGTTTCCCATGTAGTGCGGTCTTTATGGCGGCTCAGTAATATTTTTCCGTTGTACTCTGAGAGAACAACGACGTACTTGTACGTTTCCAAGCTGCCTAAATCAAAAGTTCTGCTTACCATGTTGCATCGCCTCGCATTTACTTATTTCTTGGGCCCATAAATTTATCGCCATTCAAGTGAATCATGTGATCCGGCATTTCGGCAAGCCACACTTCTGTTTCCCATGCAAGAGATTCTGCAAATTTCTTGTATGTGGCGAAATCAAGAAAAGCTGTTACATATATCTTGCCGGCAGTAACATTTTGAGTCATTTCCTCGATTTCTCTGATGCGTTTCGGATCCATCGGTCCAACGGATGTTACCGATTCAACAAAGTATATCCAGTTCTTTTCAGCGGAGTAAAGGACAACATCCGGCATTTTATCATGTAGTGTGATCTCAAAGCCAAGCCCTGACAGCTTCTCTACATTCTTAACGAGGTCTTTTTCCGTTGTGTCGCCAACATACAAACATTCCGAGCCTGGAGCGAATCTCGGTGCAAATTCCTCTATAATCGCCTTTTGGAGTTCATTATGTTTTCCGGGCGAGAAAGTAAAGCCTGCACCATTGATAATAACAGGCATTTTCTGCATAGAACGCTTTGAAGCATACATATTTACGAGCGATTCATGGTTTAAAAGGAAATCCTGTTTTTTCTGCTCCCAAAAGTCAGTGCCATAGCTTTGAATAAGTGCGAGAAATTCATCGGTCAGTCGGTATCGGTAATTAGGACTGTTTGTAGCTTTGCCGTTATCTTCAATGAAAGCTGCATTTCTGAAATGATGCATTGCCTGTTTTCTGAATGTTTCACGGCTGTTTTCAGCATATTCGACCCCATAATTTTCTCTTGTGAATACAAGCACATCATGTATCCTTATCAGATTATTGGTAGCCTCTGTCCATGCTATTCCTTCTTTTATATCACTCATTGCCAGAAGAACATAGCAGCACAGGTCAGCCTGCTGTTTCTTAGGGACGTTAAGTTCACTTAGTATTTTTCTTGCTTCTTCAATTTTGCTCATACATAACTCCTTAAAATACGGTCACAAGATGCTTCTGACATATCATGTACTTTTATCAGCTCTTTACCCATCGCTTCGATAGATGTCATAGGCGGCATCGGCATGGAGTTCACCTCTGTTGAGTTTACCTGCGTAGAGCCGTTTAAGATGCGATAATACGAATCATAAAGGGTAGAGTTGAACAGCACATATAAACCGTAAACAACGCACTCGGACAGTCCTTTCAATCCATCAATAAAATTGATCTTGTTCTGTGTGCTGATCCTGTCATAACCGGTATGTTTACGGGCAATATATACACCGCATTGCAGCCGCCGATGTTCCTCTTTGGCTGTAAATCGCTTCACAAAGAGATAATTTGCGTTTTTCTGCAGTAAGCCTTGCTGCTGAGTGACGATATATTCATTTTCCTTACCGATAGGAAATACCACCTTTCCGTCCTGAATATGCTGTGAATAGAAAAGAGGTACAGCCTGTTTCTCTGCTTCACTGCGGAGAGCTTCATGATTCCGGAAGTCAACTGTTAGTCCTGTTTTCATTTTCAGACCGAGGCTTGGAAGAGTATCATCAAACTTATTGAGACAGTCAAGTGTGTTCACTTCATCCTCATTCGTTACAAGATAAACATAACAATCGTCGCCTGAAATAACAGTCTTATACGGTGCAGAAAATGTTGTGATTTCTGTAAAGTCCTGATTGCTGTTGGTAGAGGTAACAGTAATATATTCAGGCTTTACTTCAGTTTTTTTGACCTTTATGATTATGGTCTCCTGCAGCACACTTTCTTTTTCAAAAACTTTGTCACGGCTTACAAAAAGGTGGATATGCTCAATCGCACCTTGTGACAGGAATTTCTGACGAAAAGCCTTGAAATAAGCTCCGGAAGTCCATGAACGAGGGATAATATAAACCATTTCCCCGTTCTCTTTCAGATCAAAGAGTGACATCTGTGAAAATAGAAAGTAAAGGTTAGGCGCTCCGTAGCAAATATCCGGCATTGACAATGCCTCGGCAGCATCTTTAGGTATCTTCTTATACGGAGGATTTCCGATCACCATATCATATTTAGTTGGAGCAGGATCAGCTAAAAATGTCCCATTATAATTATCTTCTTGTGATGTAATGAAATTTTTCCTGACAATATCAAACGTCATTTTCAAAGAAGTGTTGTTTTTTATGTATTCCAGATTGCTTTCAAGCAGTTCTACGATATTATCGTCTGTTTCGTAGCAAGTCAAATATACGGATTTGATATTGGGACAGTTTTGCAGACGTTCTATCAAAGCGGCAGAAAGCACACCTGAGCCTGCTCCAGGATCGAGGATAGACAGTTCATTTGTATTTTCGGGAATATTAAATAATTCTGCCATGAAACGAGCAGTTTCCTTGCTTGTGAAAAATTGCCCATACTGCTTTCGCTGTTCCTTCGGCATTTTTTCAATATACTCATAGGTGCTGCCTATGATCTCATCTAAAATACTCATTTTCTCCTCCGTTTACTCAAGATGGTGTTTTCATACCTATATTATACAACACTACTCAGATTTTTTCAATAGCTTTCAGTTATATAATACCGCAATTATATGCCTTTTTACTTTTTCAGGTGCATCCTTTTTCCTATCCCCTCTTACTATGTCATGTGCATGATTCCGCACATCAGAACAAGTGTTCTATTTTCCTATTGACAATTGCTGTATAGTGTGATAAAATATAAGAAAAGGGAATGTAATCCCTAATAAGTGGAGGTGATTATAATGCGAATATCTGCGGAAGCTATTCAGGCAAATTTGGATGCAATCGAAAACTTCATTGACGAATACTATGAAGAAACAGGATTATCACCGGAAATCGCTGAAATAGCAGAAGGTACGGGAATATCAAAGTCATCGGTGGGGCGTTACCTTCTCAAAATGACAGATGAGGGCAGACTCGAACACAATGGAAAAAAGGGATACGCTACAAGAAAAATGCAACTCGGAGCAGGAATGAAACTCTGTCCGATTTACGGAAACATCGCCTGCGGACCGCCAATCTTTGCGGATAGTGCTGTCAAAGAATATGTAAAGCTGCCTGCATCGTTACTCGGCAGCGGAGAGTTCTTTCTCCTGACAGCAGACGGCGATTCTATGAAGGATGCAGATATTGATGACGGCGATACTGTTGTTGTGCGTCAGCAGAATTATGCTGAACCCGGTGACATCATTGTCGCTCTGATCGGTGACGAAGCCACGCTCAAGAGATACTATCCGGAGCCGAAGAAAAAGAGAATACGGCTTCAGCCTGAAAATGATGATTATGAACCAATATATGTCACGGAATGTCTGATACAAGGTGTTGCTGTGACCGTGTGGAAGAACTTATGAGGAGACACCTTTTTTGAACGGAGGTGTTTGAATGAACTACGAAATCGGGCCCATTCTGATGCAGCCGGATCCGCTGCGTCCGGGCTTTTCATATAAAGTGCGAAATCCCCGATGCTATAAAGCACCGGAGATAGTTTCCTTTACGCAGATTCTCAAGGAGAACTATGTTGTAGAATACGGACAATTTATTCGACGGGAGTTTGCCCACGGCAGACTGCCGGTACCGTATTTCGGTGCTTACAGCAAGCCTGTCATCGTGGATGTGCTGATCGATAAAGGTTACTACGACCAGCTCGACAGCTTCTCTTTTGCGATGTATGTCATTTGCGATGTCCACTTCTATGATCCTGTTACCGGTAATGACTACTATCAGAAATACTGCGTCAACGGCTACCATGCGTTTTACTCTCCTTCGGATTATTTTCTCGGCGTGGATATTTATCGTGGTGAACGACCGCGCTTGAAGTATCATCTTGATGACTGTCTTGTTCCATATATTCGCAAAGCTCATTATGACGCTTACGCCTATAACTTCCTATTGAAATATCAGCCGGAAGCATTGGAAAGTCCGTGTAAAATTGATATAGAAAGTCTTGTAAAGGCTATGGGCTACAGGATTCAGGTGGAACAGCTTTCAAGGAATGGAAAAGTAAAAGCTAAGACGATATTCCATACCAAAATGGTCACTGTATATGAAGGTGACAAGGCTGTTCAGAAGCTGATAGAGGGCGGCACAATTCTTGTCAGCAGTAAGTGTGCCCCTGATTATCTGATGAATATACTTCACGAGTGCATTCATATTGAGTATCACACGCTGTTTTATGAGCTTCAATATTACTATCGGTCGCTTGTAAAGCTGGAAATTCCGGATTTTGATGAGTTCTTTATGTCGGAAGATCAGCAGGACACGATACGCAGCATGGAGATACAGGCAAATGCGATCTCAGCCCGTGTGGTAGTTTACAAGGAAAACCTTGATATTACCCTTGAGAATTTTAAGGATGAGCTTGGCAGAGATATTCATCATACCGACCTCTACGGCTATGAAAGACTGATCGAGCATATCACTGAAACATACGGCTCCTATCGCACGACCGCCAAGAATCGCTTGCATCATTTGGGATTCAAGCGAGTTCGAGGTGTATTTGAGTGGGGCGACAGGTCGTATGCCAAGGCACATGAGATCCCGGATGATTTCCCAGATGATTGGACATACACCCTTCCAATTGAGGAAATGTCCAAAATACTCGGCACAAACCTCACATTTGACAAGTTAGTCTTTTCAGGCAGCTTTGTCTATGCAGACGGACACCTTTGCCTGAATCATCCGGACTATGTTATCAATTTCAACGGTCGCTGGTGGCTGACAGAAAAAGCAAAAAAGAATATGGCGGAATGCTGTCTGCCATTCCGCCGTGTGTATGGTAAGGAAAACTATCGATATACCTTTGGCGAACTAAATAAGGAACAGCAGGCTCGATTCTATGAAATGGCATTCAGTGCCGAGCAGTTGAAAGCACTGGAAGCCAACCGTGACGAATATCTTCTCAGCCTTCTGACTGTTGAGTATGAAGAAAATGGCGTCAAGCAGACACGAAAAATGACCAGAGGCGAAACCGTCAAATTCCTGATGAAGCGTTCCGGCATGACGGAGGATGCGGTTGCGGAAGCCGCTGACTGCAGCGTAGAAACACTGACTGCTCTCCGCAGCAAGAAAAAATACACACCTCGCCTCGGAACGATGCTGGCATTCTTCACGGCTTTGAATCTGGAAGAAGTCTACCGAAACGAACTCCTCATCATGACCAAGCTGATCTCAGAAATTGACAGCGAGGAGTATAAGACATATCTGTGGTTTAAGAATACTGTCCCCGGCTTTAATGTTTATCAGGTCAATGATTATTTGAGAAGTATTGGCAAGTCGACATGGACTACGGGATATAAACCACGCAGCAAGGCGCAAAAAGCAGTATAGATCAATCATTCAGGCAGTTGAAACGACTGCCTGAATTTTTTTTGCATGAACTCGGATTTAAAACCCGAATTTTTCTCGAAAAAATGCGTATATTTCTGCCGAATATGCAGTAAAATACGCATATTTTTAGTAATAACAAACAATTCAAACACTAATTGCAACCAATTACAAAGCATATTCAACAAGAATTTTCTCGTGTTTTTATTAACTGTTCTTTTACGAAAAACTATGGTATGATATAGACACAGTCAAGGACAACATCAAGACTGAAAACGAAAGAGTCATCAAAAAGCCTGATTTGCAATAGGGCTTGAGGTACTCGGAATATCAGCTTATTAGGGCATCCCGTTTTTACGGGCTAAGTCTAAGAAAACCTCTGTAAAGCTGTATTCTGTCTACCCTCGGATTCCTATTGTCAAATCGGGCTTTTTTGTTGTTCTTAGGAAGGAGTGAGGACAATGGATCATATAGAATTGAGTTCCGCAGAGGTTGAAAAGACCTTAAATGACACTGCCTGCTGTGTGCTGATACTTGACATCGCCCTGTCCGATAAGAACATCCCGAAGTTCACCATCATGGCGATGAAGGTGGCGAAGGCACAGCTCAGAGTCAATGCGGCACTCATCAAGAAGATGCACACCGCTATTGGGGTGCTGTTTGAAATCGTAAAAAAGTAAAGGAGTGAAAAACATGAGCCAAATCAAACTTTTGCTGGATGTTGTCAGCGACATGAGACATCTTGCAGACAGCCTTGCGGAATATGCCAACGCTGTGACAACCAATGAGCATATCGCCTGTGAGAAACCCGCCGAGCCTATCAACCCCGACGACTTCGTTCCGATCTACGATCCCGAAACAGATCAGCCTGAAATTAAGGAAGCAGAACCTCCGCAGCCCGATGTCAGCGAGGTGCTCTTCGCCAAGATGTCCGAGTTCAGCAGAGCCGGACATAAGGCGAAAGCAAGGGAACTCATCCAGAAGTACGGCGGTCAGAAATTCTCCGACCTGAAAGCGGAGGTCTATCCCGCAATGCTCGCAGAATTGGAGGCGATGATGTAATGCCGCCGAAAGCACACGCGTGGGTGGGACCTTCGTCCATCGCCAGAGTGCTTGCCTGTCCGCCGTCCGCAAGATTCTCGGAGCAGTTCCCCGATACCGAAAGCGACTTTGCTGCGGAGGGAACAGAGGCTCACGAGCTTTGCGAATATCTGGTACGCAAGGCACTGGGCGAGAAAGTCCGTAACCCGAAGAAAAAGCTGAAGTTCTACAACGCTGAAATGCAGGAGTGCGCCGAGGGCTATGCGGCTTACATCATGGAGCTGTATGAGACCGCAAAGCAGAATTGCACCACGACCGAGATCATGCTCGAACAGCGAGTTGATGTGTCCGAATATATCCCGGAATGCTTCGGTACCGCCGACTGCATCATTGTTGCTGACGGCACGATGACCATATCGGATTACAAGCACGGGATGGGTATAAAGGTCGAAGCAACCGACAATCCGCAGCTCAAGACCTACGCATTGGGCACACTTGCGATGTTTGATTTCCTGTATGACATCAACACCGTTCGCCTTATCATCTATCAGCCGAGACTTGAAAATGTAGATGAGTGGGAGATCAGCGTGGCAGAGCTGCTCGAATGGGCGGAACACACGCTGAAACCGACCGCACAGCTTGCCTATAACGGTGAGGGAGAATTCTGTGCCGGAAGTCACTGCCGTTTCTGTAAGGCAAAGGCTGTCTGCCGCAAAAGAGCTGAACAGAATTTGCTCCTTGCACAGTATGAGTTCGCTCCTCCCGACAACCTTGAGGAGCATGAAATTCCAATCATTCTCTCCAAGGCGAGTGAGCTGGTCACATGGGCAAATGATGTCAAGGAGTATGCTCTTGCACAGGCTCTCAGCGGAGTTCATTATGACGGCTATAAGCTGGTCGAAGGTCGCAGCGTCCGCAAATACATCGACAAGGATGCAGCCGCAAAAGCTGTCACCGATGCAGGCTATGACCCCTACGGTGCGCCTGAGATCATGGGCATCACTGCAATGGAAAAGCTGCTCGGCAAGAAGAAATTCGCTGAAATTCTCAGCGGATATGTAGAAAAACCAAAGGGCGCACCGACGCTCGTTCCCGAAACGGACAAGCGTCCCGTGTATTCCGATGCAAATGAAGATTTCAAGGAGGAACAGTAACATGGCAAAGAAGATGACAAATCCGACCAAGGTCGTGACCGGTGTGAATACCCGCTGGTCTTACGCAAATGTATGGGAACCGAAAGCAGGTCAGGACGGTGGCAAGGAGAAGTATTCCGTTTCCCTGATCATCCCCAAGAGCGACACCGTCACCATTCAGAAGATCAAGGCAGCAATTCAGGCTGCCTACGAGGAAGGTGCAGGCAAGCTCAAGGGCAACGGCAAGTCCGTACCGGCTCTGGCAGCGATCAAGACACCTCTTCGTGACGGTGACATCGAGCGTCCAGATGATGAAGCCTACGCAAACGCATACTTCGTCAATGCCAACAGCATCACTGCACCTGAGATCGTGGATGCTGATCGTCAGCCGATTCTTACTCACAGCGAGGTGTACTCCGGCGTTTACGGCAGAGCATCTATCAATTTCTACGCATACAATACCGGAACTGCCCGTGGTATCGCCTGCGGTCTCGGTAATCTCCAGAAGCTCCGTGACGGTGAGCCTCTCGGTAGCCGTTCCAGTGCGGAAGATGACTTTGCTGACCTCGATGATGAGGACGATGACGATTTCCTGAACTAAGAATACAGACGGGTGGGGCGCTGGGCTTCGGCTTGGGTGGGATTATTTGAACTATGAGAATACTTTCAATTGATATAGAGACCTATTCGGATGTTGATCTGAGTAAATCGGGAGTTTATCCCTATGCGGAATCCGATAATTTTGAGATTCTGTTCTTCGGCTACAGCGTGGACGGACATCCGCCGCAGGTCATTGACCTTGCAAACGGTGAACAGCTCCCCGACGATATTATAGCAGCACTGACTGACCCGAATGTCATCAAGACCGCCTACAATGCCATGTTCGAGCGCATCTGTATTTCCAAGCATCTCGGACTTCCCAAGGGAACATATCTTGACCCGACACAGTGGCACTGCACGATGGTCTGGGCGGCAACGCTCGGTCTGCCCATGTCCCTTGCCGGTGTTGGTGCAGTTCTCGGTCTGGACAAACAGAAGATGTCCGAGGGCAAAGACCTCATCAAGTTCTTCTGTATTCCTGACAAGGACGGCAACCGTCATCATCCCAAGGTACATCCGGGCAAATGGGAACTGTTCAAGTCCTACAACTGCCGGGATGTTGAGGTGGAGATCGCCATTCAGCAAAGGCTCGCCAAATATCCCGTACCGAATTTTGTATGGAATGAATATCACCTCGACCAGCAGATCAATGATCGTGGTATCGGTGTAGATATGGAGCTTGTGCGTCACGCTATCACGATCAATGAGGACATCAAAAACGAGATCACTGCCGAAATTCAGGCACTTACCATGCTTGACAACCCAAATTCCGTACAGCAGATGAAGGAGTGGCTTGCCGAAAACGGCATGGAAACGGAGTCCCTTGGAAAACAGGCAGTAAAGGAACTATTGGAGACAGCGCCGCCGGAGCTTGCAAAGGTACTCTCCCTAAGACAGCAGCTTGCGAAGTCGTCTGTTAAGAAATACGATGCGATGCTCAGTTCTCATTGCATCGATGACCGTATTCGTGGAATGTTTCAGTTTTACGGTGCGAATCGTTCAGGGAGATTCAGCGGGAGGCTGGTACAGCTCCAGAACCTTTATCGTAATTCGATGCCTCACCTCGATACAGCAAGAGACCTCATCAAAGCCGATGATATCGAAACGCTCGACCTCCTCTTCGGAGATATTCCCGATGTACTGTCACAGCTTATCCGCACGGCTCTTGTACCGAAAGCCCCATACAAACGCTTCATTGTAGCGGACTTCACGAGCATTGAGGGTGTTGTGCTGTCGTGGCTTGCAGGTGAACAGTGGCGCCTGGATGTGTTCAAAAATGGCGGCGACATCTACTGTATCTCTGCATCAAAGATATTCGGAGTTCCCGTTGTGAAACACGGCATTAATGGGCATCTGCGACAGAAGGGTAAAATAGCCGAGCTCGCCTGTGGCTATGGCGGCTCCGTAGGTGCGATGAAAGCAATGGGTGCACAGGAAATGGGACTGTCTGATGATGAGATCCAGCAGATCGTGACGGACTGGAGGGATGCATCTCCAAATATCGTAAAGCTCTGGTGGGATGTTGACCGTGCCGTAAAAAAGTGCATCAAGGAAAAGACAGAGGCTAATGTCAAGGGACTGCATATCTTCTGTGAGTCAGGATTTCTGTTCATCGAGCTTCCATCCGGCAGACGACTTGCCTATGTGAAACCGAAAATCGGCGAAAACAAGTTCGGCGGCGAATCGGTCACTTACATGGGTGTTGGTGAGCAGAAAAAGTGGGAACGTATCGAAAGCTACGGACCGAAGTTCGTGGAGAACATCATTCAGGGCATTGCACGAGATATTCTGCTCCATGCAATGATGAATCTCAGGGATTATCGCATTGTCGCTCATGTACACGATGAAGTCATTATCGAAGCTACTGACGATATAACCGTTGATGAGATCGTGCAGAAAATGTGTATCACTCCCCGATGGGCAAGAGGACTGACGCTCCGTGCAGACGGATATGAATGCGAATTTTATATGAAAGATTGAGGAGGAAGTTTTATGACACTTATGGAATTACAGAAAATTCTCGGTGAGAGAATCCGCATCGTAAGCAATACTGAAATGAGTATGGATGAGCGCAAGAAGGAGGCTGAGCTTTCTCAGACGATCTCCTCGCTCGCCAAGCAGATGATCAACAACGCTGACGTCGTTCTCCGCACCGAAAAGCTGGTCGCTGAAGGAAAGCTGGAGAACTCCAATATCGAGAAGCTGATCCGATGAGGCAGATGCACCACTATACGGAGCAGGAAATGCAGTGGCTTCGTGATAAAGTCGGAACTGCAACTTATGCAGAACTTGCGATACAGTTTGCAGATTATTTTGGACTCTTCGTTACAGCATCATCGCTGAAAAATAAATGCAGAAGCCTTGGTATAGCGGGTGTTCATCATCCTTTTACCGAGGAGCAGGATGAATGGCTCAGAGAGCATTGCCATGAGTACGCTAATTATGTTGCAGTAGCCGATGCTTTCAATAAGCGATTTGGTGCGGAAAAGACTGAAAGAGGTGTTCAGGCACATTGTGCTAAATTTCTCAAACTAATATCCGGTAGACAGGCATATAAAAAGGGACATCAGACATGGAATAATGCTCCTGTAGGCAGTGAGTCGATCCATTCCAACGGATACACCTATGTGAAAATCAAAGACACAGGAATTAAGACACAGGATTATATCGAAAAACAGCGGCTTATTTGGGAACAGCACCACGGCAAGAAAGTGCCGAAAGGTCATGTGATCGTCTTTTTGAATTCGGACAAGACAGATTTCAGCATAGAGAATCTTTACTGCATTTCAAGAAAGATCAGCACGATTATGGTGACGAATGGCTGGTTTACAGACAGCCGTGAGCATACACTTACAGCGATAAAGTGGTGTGAGCTGCACTTCGCTTTAAAAGACGTTAAATAGCTCTGGTAAAGACGCACAAACAACCAATACAGACAGTATAACTAACGAAAAGGACTGTCCGCACCAATACGGACAGATAGAATTGGAGAATATCTACATGAAATACGAAATTTACAAAAATGCCGAATTCGGTGAAATCAAAACAATGGACATTAACGGTGAACCGTGGTTCGTAGGAGCAGATGTAGCAAAGGCTCTCGGATACAGCAATGCCAGAGATGCAATTTTCAAGCACGTTGACGATGAGGATAAGGATGTCGCAAAATGCGACACCCTTGGCGGAACACAGAAGCTGACCGTTATCAACGAAAGCGGTCTCTACTCCCTCGTTCTTTGCAGCAAGCTCCCCACAGCAAAACGCTTCAAACATTGGGTGACCTCGGAGGTACTGCCTGCGATCCGCAAGACCGGCGGTTACCTTGCCGATATGAGCCTTTCCCCGACACTCCGCTGGATGATCGAGGCAGAACAGAAGCTCAATGCACAGCAGGCTGAAATTACAGCGGTCGGTGACAAGGTCAATGCCATTCAGGAAGCATTTACGGTCGAGTTCGATGACTGGCGTGATGATGTCCGCAGTATGGTCGGCAAGATTGCTATGACAGAATGCGGCGACTACTCCGGCATTGAGTCCGTCTATCAGAGAGCCTATGACGCACTGGAGTACCGTGCAGGTGTATGCCTGACAGCGAGGGTGCGCAATAAGAAAAATAGACTGCTGGAGAATGGTGCAACCAAGACAGCTATCAAGGCGGTGTCTGTCCTCGACATCATCAACGACGACAAAAAGCTCCGTGAGATCTTCACCGCTATTCTCCGTGAGATGCTGGCAAAGGAGGTATAAATCGTGGCAAATCTCTACAACTCCGAGGGCTACTTCAGCCCTACCGAATATGAGGCGATGACTCGCATCGAAAAGGAAGAAAAGGCTGCCCGAAAAGCCGCAAACTTTCGTCCTATCGTATACATCTGCTCGCCATACGCAGGGAACATCGAGCAGAACACCGAGAACGCAAAAAAATACAGCCGTTTTGCGGTGGACAACCATTGCCTGCCTATCACACCTCACATCTACTTTACGCAGTTTATGAACGATGAGGACGAGAGAGCTGAGGCGGTGCTGATGAACAATATTCTCCTCAGTCACTGCTGTGAACTGTGGGTGTTCGGCGATGTGATCTCCAAGGGCATGAGCGAGGAGATCAAACAGGCAAAACGCAAATACATGAAGATCCGCTACTTTACGGAAGAAATGGAGGAAAAAAATGAGGATCAGCGAAATTATTGCAGGGCTGATGTCGCTCCGCAAAGATGCGGAGTCGCATATCGGACTCGATGACGACTTCAATGATGTATTCTACCACGACATCAAGGTGCTTGACGCTGTCATTGCCGAGCTTCGCAAAAAGGAATGCCGCAAGCCCTGTAAGGAAGAACATCACCACAGTCGTTCCGCTTGCCCTGTGTGCGGAAATGCAGACCTCGGCAAGGAAAAGAACTTCATGCACTGCCCGAAATGCAACGGTATTTTTGAGAAGGAGGAAAACGAATGAAATTTACGCTCTACACCGCTGATTGCAGTGGTAATCCGAAGAACAAGGCTTATCCCCACGAGATGATCGTCACCTCGGCGGCTGACCTAAAGAAAGCTGTACGCTTCGACCATGTATGTGCCAGATATGCCGGAAATGTCCGTAGTGAGGCGAATTTCGAGATGTCCGATGTACTTGTACTCGACTGCGACAACACCCATTCCGATGACCCCGAAGAATGGATCGATGCCGAGAGTCTGTCGGCGATCCTCACCGATGTTGCATACGCTATCGTATACAGCCGCAGTCACATGATACCGAAAAACGGCAAGACCGCTCGCCCCAAGATGCACGTCTATCTCCCTGCTGGCATTTGCAAGGATGCCACCATGCACAAGAAGATGAAACGCCGCATTCAGAAAGAAATGCCGTTCTTCGACAGCAACGCTCTTGACGCAGCTCGCTTCTTCTTCGGCAGTACGGGAGAAGTCGAGTGGCATGAGGGATCGCTCTCCATCGAGGACTGGCTTCTTTTCATGAAGTCCAACCGCAGTATTCCGCAGGGACAGCGTAATGCGACCATGTCCCGAAAGGCAGGTCGTATCGTGAAGCGGTTCGGTATCGGCGAAGATGCACACGAGAAGTTTCTCGAAATGGCTGCCGAGTGTGACCCTCCGCTTGATGACGAGGAACTCGAAACGATATGGCATTCTGCCTGTAAGTTCGGCAAAAAGATCGCAAAGCAGGAAGGCTATGTCAGCCCCGAAGAATATGGCAAGAACAGCATGATCCCCGATGACTTCTCCGATGTCGGTGAAGCTCGTACCCTTGCGGACTGTTTCGGTGATGAGCTTGTTTTCACCAAGGCGACTGACTATCTCAGATACAACGGCACTTATTGGGAAGAAAACGAGCAGTCGGCGGTGCTTGCGATGATGGAGCACACCGATGCACAGCTCAACAAAGCTGATGAGCTTGAAAAGACAGCTCTGGAACGAATGAAGAACGCAGGCATCAACATGGAACAGGCTCTCAAGGGCGGAAAGAAATTCGTTGAGTCTCTCTTCGATGGACAGCTTGATGCTTATGAGGCATACAGCTTTGCAAAGTCGTTTAAGGCATTCGTCATGAAATACCGCAATATGCGTGGTCTGAACAACGCCCTTGATGCGGCAAAAGCTCTGGTGCAGAAGCCGCCGGAAGCACTGGACAAAGAAGCAATGCTCCTGAACACGCCCGGCGGCACTTACTACCTCCCCGATGGCATGGACGGTTGGAGAGCTACCAACCCTGAAGACCTGCTGACCAAAGTGACCGCTGTTGTTCCCTCGGACGAGGGTATGCAGTTGTGGCTCGATGCACTTGAATTATTCTTCTGCGGTGACCGACAGCTTATCGACTATGTGCAGATGATTTGCGGTCTGTGTATCGTGGGAAAAGTATACGTTGAATCGCTTATTATCGCTTATGGTGACGGACGCAACGGCAAATCGACTTTTTGGAATGTCATCTACAAAGTCCTCGGAAGCTACAGCGGCAATATGTCGGCTGATGCTTTGACCATGAACTGCAAGCGCAATGTCAAGCCCGAAATGGCAGAGCTCAAGGGTAAACGACTGATTATCGCTGCCGAGTTACAGGAAGGCATGAGACTGAACACCTCCGTGGTAAAACAGCTCTGTTCCACTGACAGCATTTTTGCCGAGAAAAAGTTCAAAGCCCCGTTCGATTTCGAGCCTTCCCACACGCTGATCCTCTATACGAATCACCTGCCAAAGGTGGGAGCCTCTGATGACGGTACTTGGAGACGACTGATCGTGATTCCTTTCCACGCAAAGATTCAGGGAGCAGCGGATATCAAGAATTACACGCAGTACCTCATTGACAACGCTGGAGGTGCAGTTTTGAAGTGGCTGATCGAAGGTGCAAAAAAGGTTGTTTCGGCAAATTACCAGATCAAAGCTCCCGATTGCGTTAAGGCGGCGATCGGCTCGTACCGTGATGACAACGACTGGCTTGGAAATTTTATTGCTGAATGCTGTGAGGTCGATAAGTCCTACACTGAAAAGTCCGGTGATCTCTACCAAGAGTACCGTAACTATTGTGCGCAGAATGGGGAATTTGTCAGAAGTACAACTGATTTTTATACCGCATTGGAGCAGGCAGGATTCTCTAAGAAAAAAACGAAGACCGCAAGACTGATTATGGGATTGAGGTTAGTTTTGGACGATTTCCTGAACTGACGACTGTCACCTTGAAGTCAAAAAAAGGTAGAAAAATAGCCAAGGTGACAGTCGAGGACACTCATATCCTTACTTTACGCAGGCGAGAGAAAAATGTAAAAAAATATCTATATATAAGGGTATAGAAATGACTGTCGTAGACTGTCACCAAAAGCTAAAAACCTCGTAGAATAGGAGTTTTTAACATGATGAGATATATGGAACGTGAGAAACCGAAGAGAAGTGCCTTTCACCGCTGGGTAGTGAAATGCTTTCTTGGGCATGATGACCCTGCCGGTGATCTGGCTTATGACATGGCAAGGGATGACTTCTTCCCGGAAGATGATAACTATGATGCCGTTTACGACTATCTGGTGTATCAGCGTGAGGCATCGCAGGAATGCATTGATGTGTTCAAAGCGGTGTGGAAAATGTACGAGGAGAGAGCCTATGCGTGAGAGGGACATCGAGTTGAAACTTCGTGATGCAGTCAAGGCGGTCGGAGGTCTCTGTTGGAAGTTCACTTCTCCCGGCACATCCGGTGTTCCCGACCGAATTGTCTTGATGCCGAAAGGGAGGATCGCCTTTGTTGAGACAAAAGCTCCCGGAGATGTTCCGAGAAAAATTCAGCTAAAAAGGCATAAACAGCTTAGAGCATTGGGCTTTCAGGTTTATGTGCTGGATGATAAAAAAGATATTGCAGAGTTAGTTCATAAGATTGGAAGTGATGACCCGTGAAAAAATTCATACCTCATGAGTACCAAAGGTATGCAGCCGAATATATCATAACACATCCCGTAACGGCTCTGCTCCTCGATATGGGCTTAGGCAAAACGGTCACAACACTTACCGCCGTGAACGAGTTGATATATGACTACTTCGAGATCAGCAAGGTACTCGTGATCGCACCTCTGCGAGTGGCACGGGATACATGGCCTGCCGAAATCCAGAAATGGGAGCACCTTCAGAATCTGACCTACAGCGTAGCGGTGGGAACTGAGGCAGAGCGACTGAGGTCACTAAAAACTCAAGCCGACATCTACATCATCAACCGAGAGAATGTGCAGTGGCTCATCGAAGAAAACGGCGTGGTTTTCAACTACGATATGTTAATAATTGACGAGCTTTCGAGTTTCAAGAATCATGACACCAAGCGATTCAAGTCTCTCATGAAAATGCGTCCGAAAGTAAAGCGAGTGGTAGGTCTGACGGGTACACCCTCCAGCAACGGTCTGATGGACTTATGGGCAGAGTTCCGATTGCTCGACATGGGACAGCGGCTTGGAAGATTCATCGGCAAATATCGTACAGATTACTTCCTGCCCGACCGTCGAAATGGAAATATCGTGTATTCATACAGACCTCTGCCCGATGCAGAGCAGCAGATCTATGACAAAATATCCGACATCACGATAAGCATGAAATCCACCGACCACCTGAATATGCCTGAACTTATAATCTCCGAATATACCGTGAAGCTGTCCGAGGAAGAAAGACAGCATTACGAAGAATTGAAGGAGGAGTTGGTATTGGAGCTTCCCGACGGTGATGTAACCGCAAGCAATGCCGGAAGTCTATCCAATAAACTAAGCCAGATGGCAAATGGTGCGATATATTCCGATGACCGAGATATTCTTCCGATACACGACCGAAAACTTGACGCTCTTGAGGACATCATCGAAGCCGCCAATGGAAAGCCCGTCCTCGTGGCATACTGGTTCAAGCATGACCTTGCGAGAATTCAGGAAAGGCTCAATAAGCTGCATATTCCGTTCGCAACAATGGATAAGGCTGACAGTATATCCCGTTGGCAGCGAGGTGAGCTTCCTGTCGGTCTGATACATCCGGCAAGTGCCGGTCACGGTCTGAATCTTCAGTCAGGCGGTTCTACGCTGATATGGTTTGGACTGACATGGTCGCTCGAACTGTATCAGCAGACCAACGCTCGTCTGTGGAGACAGGGACAGCAATCCAAGACAGTCATTATACAGCACATCATCACAACCGGCACGATCGACAGAAAAATCATGTCGGCATTGCAGAAAAAGGAAGAAACCCAAAACGCACTGATCGATGCGGTCAAGGCAGAACTTGGAGGTAAGAAATGATACAGGTTGAAGAAAGAAAATCTACAGCATACGATCCCTACAAGGCTCTTGGTCTTGCCATCATCGAAGCGGCAGCGACCGTCTACAAGGATGCACTCGTAAAACATGATGATGTAGCAATTGCGGAGAACGAGAAGTTCTTTCGCTCCGAGTGGGCGCAGAGTCTCAGCGATATTGATACGGTCGTACTTATGGCGAGAATCCGCAGAATGGTTAAGGAGGCAGCATGATGAACGCAAAGGAATATCTGAATCAGGCATGGGAGCTTAATCAAATGATTAACGACAAGATGGAAAAGGCTGAAAGACTCCGTCAGGATTTGTATGGCAGAGGTGTCAGCTATGAAAACAATGGCGGATCTTCTCCTAATGGTGGCTCCGATGCAATCAGCAAAGCTATCTGCAAGGTTATCGCTTTTGAACAGGAAGCCGATGCTTTGATTGATAAAATGATCGCTATTAAGATTGACATTGAACATGCTATCGGAAAGCTGGACGACCGTCGCTACAGAAAACTGTTAGAACGCAGATATTTGTTCTTTGAATCCTTCGAGGTGATTGCCGGCAAGATGGGATACAGCAAAAAACATATCTATCGGCTTCATGATAAGGCTGTATCGGCGTTGGATGAAAAGTTGCGACAGGATGCGACTGAATGCGACTAATTGCGACTGAATGTCCCTTGAATGCGACAAAATAATGTGATATACTGTATAATGGAAATTTAAGATACAAGTGAAGCCGTCAGTGCCGAAAAGCATCGTGCGGCTTTTCTTATGCCATGAAATGGAGGTAAACACAATGCTTGCAAAGAGTGTCATGCGTAACGCAACAGGGCTTCGTTCCCGTATCAGTGAACAGGTCGTTATCTACAACGAGTGGAAGAAGCTCGCCGAGGAGTTTAATGACGAAGAGGTACAGGGAATCCTCACCGATGCCCGTTGGAAGCTTATCGAGTCCATTCGTATGAAGCGTAACATCGAACAGATCATCATGGCGAATCCCAATGCTGATGAGCGTGAGGTGCTCCGCCTCCGCTACTTCTACGGTGCAACATGGGCGGCAATCGCCGATGAGCTGGGCGACACCACCGAATGGGTGAAGAAGCTCCACAAGAAAGCCCTCAAGCGCATCAAGGTGGAAAAGGGCTGTGACTGCGGCGGTGAGTTCGACTGTGAGGAGTGTCCCTATGCCGAGGAAGGCACTGAAACCATGTAAGCATCCCGGCTGTCCCAACTTGACAGACGGTTTGTATTGTGCAGAGCATCAGCCCCTGCATCCCGACCGACCATCTTCCGCCAAGCGTGGCTACGGCAGCAAGTGGCAGCGTGTCAGCAAGGCATACCTCCGCCGGCATCCTTTGTGTGTGCGGTGCAAAGCACAGGGACGGTTCACGGCAGCGACCGTGGTCGACCATATCATTCCTCACCGTGGTGATCCGCATCTGATGTGGAATGAAAGCAACTGGCAGGCTCTTTGCAAGTCCTGCCATGACCGCAAGACGTGGACAGAAGACCGAAATCCCGTCTATCGGTATTGATTGTGTCTGAAATGCTGCCGGTGGGGGGATAAAAATCGCTAATTGTGAATTTTTTACAGACCGGTGGCCCCTCTTACGCACAAAAATGGGTATTCAAACACCCTATTGACCCCTCAGAGATAAAAATACTGAAAAACACTGATAACAGCTAACTTTGCCGACTTTTGCAGTCGGCATTTTTTATGCCCGATTTTAAGTTTTGTTTGATTTTCTTTGATTTTTCGGAGGTGATGACATCATGGCGAAAGACGGTACAAACCGAGGCGGTGCAAGAGCGGGTGCAGGCAGGCCGAGAAAAGCACTCACTGAGAAGATTGCTGAGGGAAAATCGGCAGCAGTTATGATGCAGCCTGCGGATATAGAATCTGCTGAAACACCGCCTGTCAGAGATTTCATGAAAGAATTACAGCGTGACGGCACAAAACTCCTTGCAGATGATGTGTATACAGAAACTTATCAATGGCTGAAAGAACGTTCCTGCGAGAAGATCGTCAGCCGTCAGCTTGTGGAACAGTATGCCATGAGCATTTCCCGTTGGATTCACTGCGAGCAGATTGTTACAAAGTACGGATACATTTCCAAACATCCTACAACTGGTGCGGCAATTGCCTCTCCCTATGTAGCGATGTCACAAAATTACATGAAACAGGCAAACCAAATCTGGAATCAGATTTTTCAGATAGTCCGTGAAAACTGCTCTGTGGAATTTCAGGGCAATCCGCAGGAAGATATGATGGAAAAATTACTGAGAAGCAGAAAGTGAGAAATACATGAAAGCAGATGTTCAATTCTGGAGAGAACTGAAACAGCAGAGAAACAACATGACCAAACAGCAATACCGCACAATAAAAGGACAGGCTGTCAAAGGCAATATGGATGCCGCCCGAAGAGGTATGCTCAGAATTCAGCAGAGGAGGAATTACAGATGACAATGACCACAGAATTTCAGCTTGTTGACATCAACAAGTTAGTGCCTTATGCAAATAACGCTCGTACACACAATAAAGAACAGATTCTGAAACTCCGTTCTTCCCTCCGTGAGTTTGGATTTGTGAATCCTGTCATCATTGACAAGGAATACAACGTTCTTGCTGGGCATGGACGCATCATGGCAGCAAAGGAAGAAGGAATTACAGAAGTTCCTTGTGTATATGTTGACCATTTCACAGAGACACAGAAAAAGGCATATATTCTTGCCGACAATCGTATGGCATTGGACGCAGGCTGGGACGATGATTTGCTTGCTGTTGAGATGGAAGAGTTACAGAATCTCGGATTTGACCTTAGTTTGACCGGTTTCGATGAATCTGAAATTGCTGATTTATTTGATACAAACAGCGGTGATGAAGTCAAAGACGATGATTTTGACCTTACCAAGGCACTTGAAAAGGCTGCATTTGTACAGCATGGCGATATCTGGATTGTCGGAAAACATAAGCTGATGTGCGGCGACGCTACTTCTGCGGAAGATGTATCTGCTCTTATGGGAGATACAAAGGCAAACCTTATTCTGACTGATCCGCCCTATGGAGTTTCTTTCAAGAGTTCCAGTGGACTTACCATTCAGAATGACAGTATGAAAAACGAAGAATTCTACAACTTTCTTCTTGCTTCATTCAAGTGTATGGCTGACCACCTTGAAAAAGGCGGTGCAGCCTATGTATTCCATGCGGATACGGAGGGCTTGAATTTCAGAAAGGCTTTCATTGATGCCGGATTTCATCTTGCAGGCTGCTGTATCTGGGTGAAAGATAGTCTGGTGCTTGGACGCTCGGATTATCAGTGGCAGCACGAACCTGTGCTGTATGGCTTTATGCAGAACGGCAAGCATCATTGGTATTCAGACCGCAAGCAAACGACCATCTGGAATTTTGATAAGCCGAAACGCAATGCAAATCACCCAACTTCAAAGCCACTTGACCTTTTAAGCTATCCTATCGGAAATTCCACACAGGCAAATGGTGTAGTTATTGATACGTTTGGCGGCAGCGGCTCAACGCTGATGGCTTGTGAGCAGATGAACAGAATCTGCTACATGATGGAGCTTGACGAGAAGTATGCATCTGTTATTCTCCGCCGCTATGTTGAGGATACCGGCGATGCTGACGGTGTGTATGTTATCCGTGACGGACAGCAGATACCTTACTGTGAACTTGTAAAAGAGGTGGAAAAGCCTGATGAATAAACCTCTTACGCTCGGCAGCCTTTTTGATGGCTCAGGAACATTCCCCATGATGGCTATGCTTTCCGGCATCGTGCCTGTCTGGAAATCAGAAATTGAACCTTTTCCTATCGCTGTAACCGAAAAGCGACTGCCTTTTATAAAGCACCTTGGTGACATCAACAGCGTCAACGGTGCAGAAATTGAACCTGTGGATATTATTACCTTTGGCTCGCCCTGTACTGATCTTTCAGTTGCAGGCAAGCGTCAGGGCTTGAATGCAGAGCGTTCAGGACTTTTCTTTCAGGCAATCAGAATCATAAAGGAAATGAGAGGTGCAACCAATGGAAAATATCCGAGATTTGCAGTGTGGGAAAACGTCACAGGAGCATTCTCCTCAAATGGCGGAGAAGACTTCCGATGTGTTCTTGAAGAACTCTGCAAGATTAAAGACGCAGATTTATCTGTTCCTAAACCTGAAAAATGGACAAAGGCAGGAGAAATCATGGGTGAAAATTTCTCTGTCGCCTACAGGACGTTCGATGCTCAATACTGGGGCGTACCCCAGAGAAGAATGCGTGTCTACCTTGTCGCAGATTTTGAGGGCGGATGTGCCTCAAAAATATTATTTGAGTCAGAAGGCGTGTCTGGGTATTCTGCGGAGAGCTTCAGAGCGTGGCAAGAAACTGCCCAAAGTTTTGGAAACTGCTCTGAAGAAACAGGCTCAGGACTGATGTTCGAGAATCATTCTCAGGATACCAGATACACAGGACCTCTTAATGTTGCTCAGACAGTTTCTGCAACTTATGGAACAGGCGGAAACAATCAGCCTTTTGTGGTGGAATCATCGGTTGTTCCTGCAACACTGAAAATACGATGTGGTCACGGAAATGGTGGACGTGGAGCGTTGATTCAGAAAAACAAATCTGCTACTCTTTCCTGCAATAACGACCAGACACTTTTCGTTCCAAAGGCATATGGTATCTGTGGAAAATACAGTAATTCTATGCTGTCGAACAATCCAAACAGCGGATTTTATGAAGCAGATACTTCAAGAACCATTGATACCAGCAATCAGTCACCTTGCAAAAATCAAGGCGGAATGGTAGTAGTTGAAGGAAACGGCAGCAGACCTTCACATCATGGTGACGGATACAAGGAATCGGAAACCATGTATACGCTGAATTGTACGGAAAATCATGCTGTATCGTATGGCATCGGCAGACCTGCCATGAATCAGGGATACAACGCACGATTCAGTTTTCAGGTGGAAGAAGAAAAATCTCCTACAATCGTTGCATCGGGGGCAGGCGGAATCGCTCATCCGAAATACTCCACAAGCAAAAATTCCCACCATACTGTTGCTAAAAAGGAAAAAGCAAACACACTTGTAGCATCGGATTACAAAGACCCGCCTGTTGTCAATGACAGCACTCCTGAAATTGAATACATCGTAAGACGACTGACACCCCAGGAATGTGCGTTACTGCAAGGTATGCCGACTTGGTGGTGTGATGATATTGGCATTGAAAATCCGACCGAAGAACAGATAAATTGGTGGCAGAATGTTTTTGAAACATACAACAAAGCTATCGGTAAGACCTGCAAACCAAAATCCCGTAAGCAGATTGAAAAGTGGCTGAAGAATCCGTATTCTGATAGTGCTGCCTATAAAATGTGGGGAAATGGTATCGCTTCAAGCAACGCTTTGTTTGTGCTGGCAGGAATCGCCTATTATGCACAAAACGAGGGGAAATAATTCTACATATCCCACACTTGCTATCTGTGCCATTCTGAGTTATCATGTGTACTACCAAAAAGGAGGTCAAACATATGATAATTGAATTTCAGCTTATAGGAGAAAAACGAAAAGAACTTGCAAAAACAGTCAGCGAGATTATTGGTGCTCCTGCCGAATATCAGTTCATGCCGACTTGTGCATACAAAATTGGTGACTTTTACACCGTTACCAAAGAGGGTAATCTTGAAATCAGCGATTCTGCTGACAGCAAAGAGATTGATATGCTGATTAGTGAACTTGCAAGCAGAGGTTATGATGTTCCACTTGATGAAGAAGAAAACGGTCTGACGGTAGAGATGCCTTTGGAACTGGTTGATGATGCTACAATCGACAGGCTCAGAAAAATCGTAGAAAATAAGGGTGAACTTTTCAAGGCTGCATTCAAAACTGACAACCTTAAAATCGTCGCTGAAGCAGACAAGATTTGCTTTCCTTGGTTTACCGCTGAAAATGATGGTGATGCAAATGCCTACTGCACTTTCATTTCCATGCTCTGCGAATTTGCAAAGAATCAGAAACGTATCAACAATAAGCTTGAAACCAGCGATAATCCCAAATACACAATGCGTTGTTATCTCCTTCGCCTTGGCATGATTGGTGTAGAGTACAAGTCAACAAGAAAGGTACTGCTTAGAAATCTTTCAGGCAGTTCGGCTTTCAGAAAGGTAGCAAATAATGAAGTTTCCGAATAAAGCATATCTTGAAAATCTCAGAAAACAGTATCCCGTTGGGACAAAGATACAGCTGATTTCTATGCGAAATGAAAAATATCCCATTCTTCCCGGAACGATCGGTGAGGTTACCCATATCGATGATTTGGGTTCCATACACATGAAATGGCAGAACGGCTCTTCTCTTGCCCTGATTCCCGAAGTGGATTCTTTCAAGGTTGTGGCAGCCGAAAAATAAGGCAGAACCTATTCCATCGTACTGTATTTTACCATAGAAAATCAAGGAAAGCAAGACTGTATATTACACAATTATTCGCGGAAATACAGCCGAAAAGATTGTGTAGTAATCGTATTGCTATATCCTCCGTAATGCGGTAATATGTGATACAACGAAAGGGCAGAAAGCCCGAAATTACGGAGGAAAATACCATGAACGCTAAAACAGAAAGACAGATTGAAAACCTGAAAAATCAGACCATTGGGGTTGAAATTGAGATGAACCACATCACAAGAGAACGAGCTGCAAAGCTTGCCGCAGACTTTTTCGGAACAGGCAGATATGAATTCACAGCAAGTCGAAACGGATACAGCACCTGGTCAGCTTGGGATGCACAGGGCAGAGAATGGAAATTCCAGAAAGATGTCAGCATTGCAGGATGTGATGCTGAAAAATGCGAAATGGTAACGCCGATTCTTACATACAGCGACATTGAAATCTTGCAGGAGCTTGTGAGAAGACTTCGCAAGGCAGGAGCAGTAAGCCACGCAGAGATTGGGGCAGGAGTTCATATTCACATCGGAGCGAACGGACACACACCGCAAAGCCTCAGAAACCTTGCAAACATCATGGCAAGCCACGAAAGACTGATTGCAGATGCTTTGAAAATCGACCAGTGCAGAATGAACAGATATTGCAGAACGGTAAACCCAAGATTCATTGAACAGCTGAACAAAAAGAAGCCAACCACAATGGCACAGCTTGCAGACATCTGGTACACAGCAAACGGTGCGAATTACGGCAGAAATCAGCATTACAATGACAGCAGATACCATATGCTGAACTTCCACGCAACCTTTACAAAAAGCACAATCGAATTTCGACTTTTCCAGTTTGACAAGCCTACAGCAGAAAAGAAAAACGGACTTCACGCAGGACAATTGAAAAGCTACATTCAACTTTGCCTTGCACTTTCCGAAATGGCAAAGGAACTGAAAACAGCAAGTCCAAAACCACAGCAAACGGAAAATCCAAAATTTGCAATGCGAACATGGCTGATTCGATTGGGACTGGTTGGCGAAGAGTTCTCCACAGCGAGAAGTTTTCTTACTAAGAACCTTGACGGAGATGCGGCTTTCAGATATGGCAGAGCCTGAAAAGGCTCGCACCTTAAAGGCAACGGGTGGCAACACAGCCGCCCACGTTGCTTTTGTGGATAGTTTTCCAACCAAATAAATTAAGCCAAACAATCCCACACAGCCCCTGATTTTACAAAGTATAATCTGAACAAATACCACACAAGAAAAGGCACAGATATTTTGTAGATTTAGCGGGTTGCATTTACTCCGAAAAAGAGTTAATATGTGACTACCGCAAAGCGGAATCTACAAAAAGGAGATTTGAAATGAAAAGATATTATATCGCCTACGGTTCAAACCTCAATGTCCGTCAGATGAAATTCAGATGCCCCACAGCAAAAATCGTTGGAACGGCGGTTATCGGGGATTATGAACTTCTCTACAAAGGCAGCAAAACAGGCTCTTACCTTACCATTGAAAAAAAGAAAGGCTCAGTTGTTCCGGTTGCAGTCTGGGAAGTGACTGCCGCCGATGAACACAACCTTGATATTTACGAGGGCTATCCTAATTTCTACTACAAGAAAAATATGAAAATCAGACTTTCCGAAACCGGAAAAATGATTGATGCTTTTGTGTATATCATGCATGAAGAACGCAGGTTTGGAATTCCAACTTCTGCATATGTCAGCACCTGCAAATTCGGATACACCATTTTCGGATTTGATTTCAAGTACCTTGATGAAGCCTATGAAAAAAGTCTGAAAGGAGTTGCCAACAATGAAAAATGAAACCCCGACTGAAAGAACCTGTCCGAAATGCGGATGTGTTTATACTGAAGTTCCTGCACTTTCCAGAACTGATAATGAAACGCTGATTTGCCCCGACTGCGGAATCCGTGAGGCTCTCGAAAGCATTGGTATTTCCAAAGAAGAACAGGAAAAAATCATCAGCATTATTCACCGCAGCACCTGCGGATAAGGCAGATACAAGCCGCCACGTTGCCCACACAGCCAATATTTTCACCCCTCCGTAAAGTTTACCCTTTCAGAAAATGGCGGCACACAGTGGCTTTGTGGGGCTTGTTTTTTTCTGACATATTCTACACAATATGCCCCTTCGATTTTCGGTGATGTTTGTTACATTTATTCTTGCAAATACCGTTGACTATCTTCCTGAAATGCGGTAATATACAACACAACGGAACGGCAAAACCGACCGAAAAACAACGAAATCCGGAGGAAAACACGATGAATGAAAAAATCAGAAACTACTTTGAAAGCCTTGAAAATCTTTCCAACGGTGCAGGTTATGCATACAGAGCATACCTTGACACCTGCACCGACAGCGAAGAACTTCTTGTCAGAGATCTTCCTTTTGAAGGCGACATGGAGGACTTCGTTGAAACCTTAAGAAATGCAGGATTAACTACGGTTCTTATCGCAGATGCAAGCACAGCACTTTTGAGAAACCTTCACCAACTTGAAGAACTTGGCTGCCACTTCGACAGCCTTTGCAAAGCAAAGTACGATTGTGCATGGGGAACTCCTGAAGAAATTCCTGCGATCCGCATCCGCCTGAACTAAAACAACAGAGCCAAGGGGCAGAACCAACTGCCCCACCGATGGCTCAGAAAGGAAACCCAATGAAAATATTGATCGTTGAACCAATAAAACGTCCAAGAGAAGCTGAAATTGACGGCAGTCTGGAATCCATGCAGAAAACGGTCGGCGGGTATCTGCAAGCGATATACCCTTTTGAAGATGAGATCGCCCTTGTTTGTGATGACGAATCAAAGTTGAAATCCGATACGAAGTGGAACAGAATGCTCCCTGAAACAAGCGACATCATAAAAGGTACATTTTTCATCACAGGTCTTGGAACAGAAGATTTTACAGACCTTTCTCCTGAACTTATGAAAAAGTACAAACAGCGATTTTGGAATATTGAACTTTTCATTCCTACGCCAAACGGTATGATGCCAATTGTAATCAGGGACTGACAGCCCACACATTCGCCTGTAACGGCAAGTAAAACCGATTCCGAATACCTTTCCAATTTGAAAAGCAACGCCACAAACGCAAACGTGGCGGCTGCTTTTTTGCTGTCATAATCTACACAATACAGGGGCGATTTTCAAACTGTATATTCTGGCAGTTTAGCCGCTTGCAATTATACACACTATGCGGTAATATGTAATCACCGAAAGGGAAAACAACCAAAAAACCACGAAATACGGAGGAAAACACAATGGTATCATACGGAATCGCAAAGGCAAGAGCAATGGCAAACAGAGCAGATTGGAACGAAAGAACAGAAATCACAATGGCGGTCATCACTTGGTTTGATGCGGACTACGAATACGACCTTGAAATTGAAAACGAGGACAGAATGGACGATGAAGAGTTCACAGCATGGGTTGAGAAAAACGCAGAAGACCTTGCAAAGGCGGATGCTGAGGAAAATGAAACGATTTTTGAAGGCATTGACAGAATCGACTTCAAGGAAAACTACATCGATGACGATGCCCTTTTTGATGAGGAATACGAAAATGCCTGCGAATTTGAATGGGAGTGCATGACTGGAAGATAAACTTCCCTGCACTTTCCACACAGCCCCTAACCCAAGGGGCTGTGACTCGTACCGAAGAAATATAGTACACAAAATCTGAGCCATATATTTGTGCAGTATATTTTTTCGTTATGACTTGCTATACTTGAAATTGTATGGTAACATGGTTACAATTGGAATGGAATCTCGATTACAAAACAGCCCCTTGAGAGTGTTAAAATAAATGATGCAGACTTGCTTTTGGGCAGGTCTTTTTTGTTTGGAGGTGAGAACAATGGCAAAATTCAAACCGACCCGTTTTATGGCGGAGGATTCCAAGTATAACAAAAAGGCGGCAGACTATGCCGTCTCTTTTATTGAATGCCTTAGTCATACCAAAGGCACATGGGCAGGAAAAAAGTTTGAATTGCTGGACTGGCAGGAGCAGATTATCCGTGACCTGTTCGGAATCTTGAAACCGAATGGCTATCGACAATTCAACACAGCATATATTGAAATCCCGAAGAAAAATGGCAAATCAGAGCTTGCTGCTGCAGTTGCCCTGCTGCTCACCTGCGGTGACGGTGAAGAACGTGCGGAGGTGTATGGCTGTGCTGCCGACCGCCAACAGGCTGCCATTGTATTTGATGTAGCTGCCGACATGGTGCGAATGTGCCCTGCCCTTTCCAAACGAGTGAAGCTCCTGACATCACAAAAGCGTATCGTGTACATCCCGACCAACAGCTTCTATCAGGTGCTTTCGGCAGAAGCCTACTCCAAGCACGGCTTCAACATTCACGGGGTTGTGTTTGATGAACTGCATACGCAGCCGAACCGAAAGCTGTTTGATGTCATGACCAAAGGTTCCGGCGATGCGAGAATGCAGCCACTGTACTTTTTGATTACCACAGCCGGAACGGACACCAACAGCATCTGCTATGAAGTTCACCAAAAAGCAAAGGACATTCTGGAAGGCAGAAAGCACGATCCGACTTTCTATCCGATCATTTATGGTGCAGATGAATCTGAGGACTGGACTGACCCGAAGGTGTGGAAAAAGGCAAACCCAAGTCTGGACAAAACCATCGGAATGGATAAGGTGGTGGCTGCGTGTAATTCTGCAAAAGAAACTCCCGGCGAAGAGAATGCGTTTCGGCAACTAAGACTCAATCAATGGGTAAAACAGGCGGTACGTTGGATGCCGATGGAAAAGTGGGATAAATGCAAGGTCGCTTTTGATGAAGAGATGCTTGCAGGTCGTATTTGTTATGGTGGTCTTGACCTTTCCTCTACAACAGATATTACAGCATTTGTTTTGGTGTTTCCGCCTACAGAAGATGATGAACATTATTACATTTTGCCTTACTTCTGGCTGCCGGAAGAAACTTTGCCACTTAGAGTAAGACGTGACCACGTTCCATATGATATTTGGGAACGGCAAGGCTATCTGAAAACCACTGAAGGAAATGTGGTTCACTATGGTTTTATCGAAAACTTCATCGATGAACTGGGGCAGAAATTTCACATCAAAGAGATTGCTTTCGACCGTTGGGGTGCGGTGCAGATGTCACAGAATCTGGAGGGGCTTGGTTTTACGATGGTGCAGTTCGGGCAGGGTTACAAAGATATGTCACCACCGACCAAAGAACTGATGAAGCTGATCTTGGAACAGACGCTTGCACACAACGGACATCCCGTTTTGAGGTGGATGATGGACAACATCTTCATCAGGCGTGACCCTGCCGGCAACATCAAACCGGACAAAGAAAAATCCACAGAGAAAATTGACGGAGCTGTTGCCATGATTATGGCTCTTGATCGTGCAATTCGCTGTGGATGTGTTTCTGAGGAGTCGGTTTATGATTCGAGGGAGATGTTGGTTTTATAACTAAGATTATCTTTGCAAACTGGAATTTGACGCTCTATTAATGCTATTAAACCCAATCAATAGCATTCTTTACAAGTTTGACAAATGGTTCACAGGTCAGATTTTGGGTATTGTGTGCAGGAACGATACAGCAGATTTTTCCCTTGCCATAGGTGTGAATCCATACAGCAGGCTGAACGCCGTTCTTTGAAACGGTTTCTGCAAGAATCGTTGTATCAGCATTCGGAATCATTTTCATTACATAATGTTCGTCAAAATCAGGGAATGTGAATTTGCCAATGCCTTCAATAATCGGATGTTCTGCTATCGGTTTTACAGTAAGCGGACATTGTTCGGGATGAGTGATAAAGTTACTTCTTACAACATTTGTGAGGATTGCGTGATTTTCTGGGTAATCAGTAAGTGATGCGTGAAACATAATCGTTCCCATACCATTCTGAACATCATTCAGAAATTTCTCCGTCCATTTTTCATCACACCAGATTGGAGTAGGAATCTGATCATTTTCAATAGGATCTTTGAAAGACAAAAACAAATCAAACTGCCCGTTGAAATAATCATTTGGGTTCTTTGTGAATGTTACTTCATAATCTGCGTTAAACAGATAGTCCATCATAGGCTTGATGGAATCATCATGATGCCAGTAATCGTGTACCAAAACAAATACTTTTTTACTCATAAGTTATACGTCCTTTCATCACCATTTTATGGCTACGTTTCTATGAATTCTCGTTTTTTAGATGTGCGTTAAATTCCGATTTGTAAGGCAGCTGCCCTACACTTAGTTTCACATATTATACCATACACATATACGAAAAGTCAAGAAAGGACGTGATTTCATGGGAATTTTCAGCGGGCTCTTCAAGTCCAGAGATAAGCCGAAGAATTACTATCAGAGTCCGTCTTATGCGTACTGGTTCGGGCGGGCGAAGAGCGGCGCACCTGTGAATGCTTTTACGGCGATGCAGCAAAGCGCTGTGTATGCCTGCATCAAGGTGCTGTCAGAGTCCGTGGCGCAGCTTCCGCTGCATTTGTACATGCGTACCGATCACGGCAAGGAAGAGGCGACAAAGCTTCCGCTGTATCGGGTGCTGCACGACCAGCCGAATCCGGAGATGACATCGTACACATTCCGTGAGGTCATGATGGTGCACATCCTGATCTACGGCAATGCCTATGCGCAGATCATCCGTGACGGCAGAGGCAATGTGATCGGGCTGTATCCGCTGACGGCGAACCGTGTCCGGGTGGATCGGGATGACAAGGGCAATCTGATCTACATCTATCGCCGATACGATGAGGCAAACCCGAACTTTCGGGAGCAGGGAGAAATTGTGCTGTACGACTTCGATGTGCTGCACATCCCCGGTATGGGATTCGACGGAGTGCGCCCAGATAGGGCATAGTGAGAAGTAGAAAGATGGTACTACCATGCAAGACAACGTATGAAATAACCTGTTTTATCGGAAGATGAAAATCGACCGGGAGTATA